TGCTGTTCTTGTTGTTTTTCCGCCATTTTAATCTCCTTTTATTAAATTTTTCTTTCTAGGATGCTCAAATATGAGCAAGTTTGTATGTTTTGATAGTAACATACCAGCCCATATCACTTCTTATTATACGTTTAGATATGAGCGTTTAAACAGTATTTGTTACGTTTCAGTCATCTGGATACTCCTTTTGTTGCTTTTCTACATCTTGTTCTAAAACTTCTACGATTAATCTTCTCAAGTACCATTCTGCCTTCTCTAAATCTTGAACAGGCTGTCCTTTGTACTTGTATCTTGACATGTATTTCATACATGCACCTTTGAGATAACCATGAAACTCTTCAGTAGTCATTGACTCTTTAATTAAATCAATAGTCTCAGTCTTTGACTGACGATAATGTTTAGGAAAGTTAACTACGTCTTCCATATCTTTTCTTTACCTCACTAATGTGGACAGTTTCAATATCATACTCCCCACCTTTTACATTTCTTTTTACAATTAATCCAGACCACCATAGTCTTTGTGTATTATATGCATACTTTTCTCTATGAGTCAAGTAGCAGCCTGCAGATAATCCCATTATCTTTTTACCAGATGGCTGTGCTGCAATAGCATAGTCTAACAAATGAGAGTGACCAACAGTAGATGATACTTTATTTTTATTCACTAAAGCTCTAGCCATATTCTCTCCAGAGATAGCTGTACCCATAACCCCACTAGGAAAGTTATGTGAATAATACACACCATCAATTACAGCAGGATATCTGTAGTCATATGTATGCCATCCATATTCAGGATACTTTAGATCATCTATACATAAATGCCCATCAAGTTCTGGATTATCCTCTACCATACGATCAATCCTATCTTCATGATTGCCTAGCATCATGTGCATCTCTGGCTCATATTTACCTAAACCATCATTGAACTTTTGTAGTGCATCATGTGTATGCTCTATATCTTTTTTATATCGTCTGCCTTCAAATGATTTCTTTTTTCTATCATAACTAGACATAGAATCCATGCTAGCAAAATCACCCATGCATATTACTTTGTCTACCTTTAAGTCTCTTGCCATTCGTCCTGCCCAAGTAAATCTTTCATTACTAGCACTAGGTGTACAATGGGGGTCTCCTATTACTAAGTGAGTTGTCATTAGTGTAAGTCTCCTTTTTTCCAATTAAATAAATCCACTACATTATCTTTTCCGTTTTCTTGTTTATCATTGGTTGCATCATCATCATAGAATCCTTGCATACCTTCTTCGTATATTAGATCTGCATTTGTAGTTACAAATCTAACTATACCTTTTGCAATGTAAGAACATACATCTCTATCAGCAGGGCTTTTTGGATCTATAATACCACAAGTAAATCCTTTTTCGTGTGGCGTTATAATTACAGACACTGATGTAAATATGTCTAGAGGTTCATCAAAGTTCATTATATAACCTCTATCAGAGCATCGATCTCTCTTATCTCTTGATCTTCTTCTGGCACACCAGACTCTATTAATTTTTTTCTTTTAACAGCTAAGTCATGTAAAGTATTATTTACATCCTCTTCTGCCTGTTCTGATAAAGTTTCTATTTCTTCATCAGTTATTCCATGTGGAAATGTAATCATAGTAAGTCTCCTAAGTTAGTTTTCATGTTTGATTCTTTGATTATAGCAACAAATTTTTTAAAGTCAAGTACAATCAACGGATCTCTTTTATTCATTTTTAATACCACAACAGGCTCTAAGTTAGCATTAGATATAGCTTGATCATACGCATCATACAAACCTTTCCATGTCTCTTTGTTTTTACATTCAATAGAGAATGGAAATAGTCCTTGTGCAAATCTAGATAACTTAACATCAATCCCTGACTCACCCATAATGGCACAAGATATATCTTCATCTTTCTTCAAGTTAGGGAACGTACTCAACAGCACGTCCCTAACCCAGTTTTGTAGCCTTCGCCCCTTGGCTTTTCTACTGCGTACACTAGTAGCCATCGTCCTCTACCCTCGGATTATTGACTTCAGTGTACCAAACCCACTTAGGGTTTTTACCTTGCGACTGTTGTTGTGGTAACAGTTGCAAGCCTTCTCCCCAACAAGGAAACTTGTAAGGGCAGAAACTGCATGCCGTACCTAATACTTTATTACCTGTCTTTTGTTTTCTAAAGTATTCGTCTTCGGCTTCAAAGCATCTCTCAAACTTTTTATCTAAAGTTATAGCTCTGATATTATTATCAATAGTACTCAATGCCTGTTCTTTATATTCATCATCAGCTAGAGGAGCCTCAGTCAATGCCCACTCTCCAGTAGATTTATTAATAGCTATCCAACCGCCAAAAGGTTTTTGCCTAGCCTCTGCATACATATATCCTTGCGTTAAGTAACCAAACAAATCATCCTCTGCTACTGCATGAAAGCCACCATTGTCTCCAAACTTATTGGTAAAAGACCACGGTGATGCACTTTTAATATCCCATACTTTATCTTCAATCTCTACATCAAGAGTACCATTAACTGTGACGCTGTCAAGTTTATACTCAGTTTTTGTTTGCTCTGATTGTATCTCTACACCAGATGCTTTCATAATAATCATTGCCGCCTGTTCTATAAGATCACCAAATAAATTTCTCATCTTAACATTATAAGGTTGCGACTCACCTTTGATACCTTTCTTTTCCATCTGTAACTGGCACAGAGGTCTTCCGATGCTTGATGCTCTAAGACCAAACTCTTTATTTCTTTGGTCAGTGAATTGCTTGCGGAATGATTCCATGCAAGCGTCACCAAACTGAGTGATCAAATCATCGGATACCTCGACTGCATCTTTATTAGCAGCCTCCAAAAACACCCTAACTTTTTCTAGGATGTTTGAGTTCATGACGACAGTACTTCAACAGGATCATCATCGAACTCTGCGTCTACTGCCTGTACAGATACAGGCTCAGCTTTCTTAGCTTGTCTCCAAAGCTCCACTATCTCTTCATTTTCTGTGTTGATAGTGTCTTGGAAAGACAGAAGAATTTCTTTTTCTTTATCAGAGAACTGGACTTCATCTGCATCTACGCTAATATCAGATACATAGAATACATTACTTCCAGCCTTTTTCTTTTTACTTTTAAGAGTGAGAGTATGATTAAACATTACCTTACCCCTACGTCTTAAACTTTCTATTGCCTCACCAACAGGTTTAAAGTTACTACCTGTTACCTTCCATAGTACAGGCAGGCTAGTTACTTCTGCATCAGCCCCACCTGGAAGAGTCCCTTTAAAAGAAACTAAACCATAAACTAAGCGATAACATTTTATTGCTTTCTGTTTCATTCTTTCTTCATCAGAAAGATTAGCTAGTTCTTTTGCAGGTATCTTACCACAGCGTACACCACCTTGTATATCTATAGCCTCATCTTTCCAAGACTTAAAGATTATACTCCTATTGCTGTACTCATTCTTGTCTGCATCGTACTTCATATACTGGTATGCATTCATGAATGGCCTAAATGTAACAGGCTTACCATACGCCATGCTATCTAGTTCAGGAACATACACACCGTATGATCCTACTGGTACTTCTGCACCATCATCATTTTCTGGAAATCTATTTATGGCTAGCTTCGGTAAGAAGTTACCAGTAGAAGATTTCTCTTGACCAATCATAGACATAATCTGTTCTTGTGACAGACCATCTATATTGGATATTTCATTGTTAGTCATACGACCTCCTTCATTGTTAATTATATATCTCTTATCTCTTCAATCACCATAAGGTTTTCTTTAGCTGTAGCTATCTTAGCTATCAGTTTATCTACTTCATCTAAATGTTGAGGATGCTCCCCAATACCAACAGATTTATTTAAATAAATTTCAAGTGTTGCCTTTGCCTCAGATATCTGAGCCTTATAACGATCTACTAATGCATCTAAGATTTTTGACATAATGCTACTCCTTACCACATTTTTTATTAAAAGTCAATAGAAATGATGTAAATATATTAAAAAAAATATGAAGCATACTCCCAATATATTTATAATATACTCTATATCACTTGGCCTCATAGTACTATCCTCTCTTTTTTTAAGTCTATTTCTTGCATATCTAGCCAATTATACCCAATCTTCAACTCAGTGTCAAGTGGCACATTGAACTCTATCTTATAAAAATTATATAAAGAATCAATAACATTTCTTGTTGCTTTGTCCAATATGTCTGTCATAAGTTTTATCTCATCTGGATGGGCATCAACAACTATAGAATCATGTACGGTATTAACTAATAAACTTTTTACATTCTTGTCCGTCATCATTTTGTAAGCATTGATACAAGCAATAGGAACTATATCTGCAGTAGCAAAGCCCTGGACTGGGTAGTTCTTTATCTGTGTAGAATAGCTAGAGCCACCCCATGCCTGTCTCTGTGCATATGGAAAAGAATACTCACGACCTGATGGTAGTTTTACTTTCTTAAACTCAATAGCACTGCTCTGTAAATTTTCATGCCACTTAGCTATGTCTTTGTACTTCTCAAGGAATGCTTTGTAATATCTTTTCTCATCTTCTGTTCCTGACATGCCACCATATAATGGTTTAAATGTATGTGCCTTTGCATCTTGCCTGCTAACACCAATAGTATCTGCAGTAAACTGATGCACATCTACTCCATCATCTATGTCTTTCATGCCCTGCTTATCCTGTGCTAAAAATACAGCAGTTCTAAATTCTAGTTGAGAAAAATCTATCTCCATAATTTTACCACCTTCAAATCTAGAAGTAATAACTTTACGAATAGGAAAAGTATTGCCTCTTGGTTGATTCTGAAAGTTAGGATCACGACTTGATAATCTAGCCGTAGCTGTAACGCACTGCATAAACTTTGGATGCAGAATACTATCTTCATTCACATGATCTCTTATACCATTTACAAATGTATTTAAGTATGTGTCTATTGCATTGTATCTAATAATTAAATCTACAAACTCTTTCATATCTCCTTTGGTACGCATAGATAATTTTCTAAGTGTATCTCTGTCTGTTTTAAATCCACCCTCTGCTACCTCTGACACACCAACAGGCATCTGATTAAATCCTGCAGTTCTGTTAAGCTGTAGATAAATTACTCCTTCTCCGTTGCAATGAGGACACTTTGTAAGATTCTTAAATGGTTCTCCGTTAACTTTAAATCTTCTAATTAAACCTTTACCTTCACAATGAGTACACTGTGTTGCTGATGTCTGCTTAATTGTTTCTGTATTCATTGCTACTAAATCTCTAAACTTAGACTTTGATAGTGTGGGTCTTCGTTTCTTTCTCTTGGTAAATTTATCTATGCCTATGTTAAATGTATCTACCCATTTCTTTTTATCTATAACTTTTCTTGAGTATATAAGCCAAGATAACTGCTCCGTGCTAGCAGGATTGATAGGTGTATCTCCCATCTTCTCTCTAATAATTCTCTTTATGTCTTGTGCCAATCTGCCAAACTCTTCTTTGAACTCCTGCTCCACAGCATTCAGTGCATTTAGGTCAATGTTTATGCCATTTATTTCCATATCTGCAAGCACTGGTAGAAATTCATTCATCATTTTAACAGATTTAAGTAAGGGTCTATTACTTTCTTTTTTAAAATCTGCCATCTGAGAATCAAATAAAGCTCTAGTAGATACTACATCTTGCCTACCATACTCCTCAATAATATTGACAGGTATATCTTCAAAAGATATTTTTTGTTTCATGTAATTATCTACTGCATCTGACTTCTGAGATATACTTCTGCGACTACAGATATCTTTTAATGATAGGGTCTTACGCAATCCTCTAAGTAAGACATACTCTCCAATCATAGTATCATATAATCTACCACTATACTTAAACCCAGACTCCAACAGCCACACTAAATCAAACTTAATATTGTGGCCAACAAGTAAAGTAGTCCTATCTAAGATACTTTGAACTGCTTTATGATTAGCATTGATATCAAACTCTTGATGATTGTGATTAAAAAAATAGTACTCATCGTTAACGCCAATGCTAACCAAACAATTACTAGGGTTGAAAGGAAGTGGGTCTACCTTACGATCTATTACTTGAAAGCTGGTCTCTACATCTAATACTGAAATCATACTCTATACCTCGATAGTTGTGGTTCGATATTACAAGTTATCTCCCCATGATATCCTGATATCTTATTCTTACTTATACACATAACTCTAGTAGTGTCAAGGGAATCTAAAGACCCATGCTTACCAATACCTATAATTAAATCTGCCTCTGCAGCTTTACCAGTCTTTGAGTTCTCCATCATATCAAAAGATATTCTAGTCTTACCATGTGCGTCTGCTGATGCTTGTGATATCGCTATCACACAACACTCGTGTCGTTTTGCTATCTCTCTTGCACCAGTATACACAGCTCTAAGTTTTTCATCTGTTCTTGTAAAGTTACCAGACACTCCAACTTTATCTAGCTGGTCAATGATAAGAATATCGGGCTTGTGATGCTTACAAAAAGCATCGACATCATCAATAGTCCAATCAACAGTATCCAAAAGTTTAACATTATCTTTTATCTCCTTCCATTTTTCTTTTGCTAAATCTAAATTGTCTGTAATCTCTTCTCGTGTCATACCTG